TTACAGTTCCTGCTTACTTTAACGATGCCCAACGTCAAGCAACTAAGGACGCTGGTAAGATCGCAGGGCTTGAGGTAAAGCGTATCATCAATGAACCTACTGCCGCTGCTCTAGCATTTGGTTGTGATAAAGATCAGAAAAAGGATCGTAAAGTAGCAGTTTATGATCTCGGTGGTGGTACATTTGATATCAGTATAATTGATATTGCTGACACCGACGGTGATAAGCAGTTTGAGGTTCTATCCACAAACGGTGATACACATCTCGGTGGTGAAGATTTTGATCAAAGAATCATTGATTATCTCGTAGAAGAATTTAAGAAAGAACAAGGCATTGATTTAAAGAAGGATGTCATGGCAGTTCAGCGTCTTAAGGAGGCTGCTGAAAAGGCCAAGATTGAGTTATCATCGGCAACTCAAACTGACGTCAATCTTCCTTATATCACTGCTGATGCTTCCGGACCAAAGCATTTGACGGTCAAACTCACCCGTGCTAAGTTTGAGTCGCTTGTTGAAGATTTGGTTAAGCGCTCTATTGCGCCATGCCAAGTCGCCCTTAAAGACGCAGGTCTTAAGGCTTCTGATATCAACGATGTGATATTAGTCGGCGGGCAAACACGAATGCCAATGGTCCAGGAAGCTGTGGAGAAGTTCTTTGGAAAGGCTCCACGTAAGGATGTAAATCCTGACGAAGCAGTCGCCGTAGGCGCTGCTATTCAAGGTGCCGTGTTGGGTGGGGACAAAACAGATGTTTTATTATTAGACGTGACCCCACTATCGCTCGGTATCGAGACAATGGGCGGCGTATTTACAAAGCTCATTGATAAAAATACCACTATCCCAACTAAGAAGAGTCAGGTCTTCTCAACTGCGGAAGACAATCAGCCAGCAGTTACTATTAAGGTTGGACAGGGTGAAAGGGAACTCTTTGAGTATAATAAGTTGCTTGGCTTATTCAATCTCGAAGGGATTGCTCCGGCACGTAGAGGCATACCTCAAATCGAAGTAACCTTTGACGTAGACGCAAACGGTATCCTCAATGTTTCTGCGAAAGATAAGGGTACTGGTAAGGAGCAGAAGATCACTATTCAAGCAAGCGGAGGTTTAACCGAAGCTGAAATTGAACAGATGGTCAATGACGCAGAAATGAATGCAGCAGAGGACCACAAGAGACGGGAGATCATAGACGCTCGCAACCAAGCCGATGGTACTATTGCTAGTATTCGTAAGGAACTTGAAGAACACGGTAGCAAACTAGCTGACGCTGATAGACAGAAACTCGAAGATGTTCTCAAGGATGCAGAGGAAACTATCAAGGGAGAAGATAAGGAAGCAATCATAGCTGTGACGCAGAAAATCTTCGAAGCTGCTGGTCCTCTATATGCTGCTATGCAGGCTGCTAACCAAGCAGAAGCAGAACCAGTAAAGGAAAATCCAGACGTTGTTGACGCTGAATTTACCGAAGTTAAAGAGTAAGGCTTAATATATCACGGGGATTTTAATTTACAAGAATCCCCGTGATATCTATGAAAGTTTGCTTCGTCTATATTTTTTCCACAATGAGGGCAATCGAATCTAGGTCTTATTCTTCCTTTTAATTTTCCGTTTGATCCTACAAAACTTTGACCTTCTCTAATAGAGTTAGCTCTAGATTTATGTTTTTTATGAATTTGTTTTAATCCTTTATTATGGGCCGGTCTTCCTCGCATGGTTTTAGATATTTTTTCTTTTATTTCTTCTGTTTGTACTGATCCTTTCCCAGCCTCAGGAATAATGTTTGCCCACTCTTTAGAGATTACAATATTCCATAAATTGCTGTAATATAATCCAACTTCTCTAATCTGATCATTAGAGGTTGTTTCTAATAATATATCAGTTGTATAATCATATCCATGTTGTTTTAGATGTCTGGTCCAATAAATTCCAGAACCTGGATATTTGTGAGGATCTTTTGCTGTAGTTTTGCCGAGATATTTTAATCCGGTTTTATTGTGGGTCTTAACATATAGGTAAATAGTCATGCTGTTGCTCCTTGTAAGCAATAGAGTAGTTGGGAATTGCCGTTCCGTGAACTACATTTTTATTTATAAAGATATTGACTTTATAAAAATAAACACTATATAAATAAACATGTAAGATGCTTAATGGTCTTACATGTACTCGCTTAATAAAGGAGATATAAGATGAATCAGACATTAAACTATGCCCCACTCACACGATTTGCTGTAGGTTTTGAGGACTTGTTCCGTGAAATGGATAAGTTACAGTTAAACAGCACAAATACAGCGTACCCACCATACAATATTGTAAGCGTTGATGATAATAAGTTTCAAATCGAAGTAGCAGTAGCAGGCTTTGCCGAGAAGGATCTTGATATTACTCTCGAAAACGGCGTTCTTACAATAGCTGGCAATAAGGAAGAAGATGAAGTGCGTTCTTTTGTTCATAAGGGAATTGCTATGCGTAACTTTACACGCACATTCCGACTTGCTACTCACATTGAAGTAGAAGGCGCAGAACTTAAGAATGGTCTATTAGTTGTTACACTAAAGAGACATATTCCTGAGGAATTGAAGCCTAAGAAAATTGCTATTAGCCAGAACTGATAGTAATATATAAACAGTAGGGGACATTGTGTCCCCTACTAAAATAAATACAAAATGGGTAAAAACTCTATGACAATCGCCGAACCTATTGCAGTTGAGAAAACAAAACTTAACATTGAGGAACCTGGATTTTACAAGGTTATTTTTATAAACGATGATGTAACTCCTATGGAATTTGTTATCGAGTTACTTCAGAAGATTTTCAAACATAACCTAGAAGCAGCACAAGAAATTATGATGGTTGTTCATACAGAAGGATCTGCTATTGCAGGTGTTTACTCTTATGAAATCGCAGAACAAAAAGGTGTTGAAAGCACTGTTCTTGCTCGCAATAACGGATTTCCTTTACAGGTAAAAGTTGAAAAACAATGAGCCTTAAGGATCTTACTGCTGAAAAACACAAGTCTGCTGAGAGACAAGAATTTGTTAAAGTTATGTTTTCTGGAAATATCCATCCCGAATTCTATGCTACTTTTTTAGCAAATCAACATCCGATGTATGAATTTTTAGAAGTTAATGCTATGATGCATAGACTATTATCAGGTATGCCCGAAGATATACGTCGAGCTCCTGCTATTAACGCTGATATACAAGAACTTTGGACAAAAGAAGAAAAGCCAACTATACTTCCAGTTGTTGACGAATATCTTAAACACATAATGAAATTATCAACTACTGATCCTAAATTACTAATGGCTCATATCTATGTAAGACACATGGGTGATTTAGCTGGTGGACAAATGATTGCTAAACGTGTTCCAGGGTCTGGTAAGTTTTATCAATTTGAAGATCCTGATACTTTAAAAACTCTTATTAGAGAAAAGATAGACGAATCGTTAGCAGAAGAAGCTAATGTTTGTTTTGATTTTGCAATAAAAACATTTCAACAACTTATGGAATTAGATATACCGAAGTATAAAGATGAGTGACGTTTGGAGTCATCTAATAGAGATACAGAATCTCTTTATAGACAAATTTAATAAAACAGGTTTAGAAATATCCGAACCAGGAATGGATCGGTTTAATCAACCTGGGTGGGTTAACAGAGTATGGGGTAGTAGAGATTATCGTCGTGCCCACGTTGATGTAGTTGATGCTAGAGAATCTAAAGGTTTGTGGATGATGCATTGCTGCATTTTCCCTCATGTAGATAACTCTGCTCCTATATTCGGTTACGATGTTGTAGCAGGTAAGAATAAGATTACAGGTTGTTTTCACGATTTTTCAAAAACAGACGATGCTAACCATCCACTAATGGAATGGTTTGGCGATGAAGTTAGCAAATTAGATTGGCGTAAGAAAAGAGCTCTTCCGGACTGGGCAACTCGTATCTTTAGCGAACATATGATTGCTGCTGGCAATGTTTCTAAGGAAGATGAATTAGATCAAATCTTTGCTATGATTGAGAAGAATCTTTCACACTACTTAGAATGTGTAGGTGAAACTAACGGTACTACATTTAATAACGCAGAAGAACAGAATTACTATTGCGAAAATCAGAAGCAAAACCCACATACTCCTAAGGTTATGACTAGTTTAGGACTAGATGAGGAAGATGTTAGAGTATTCATTCAGGATTGCTTGTTCCCGGAAATACGATAAATACTCCATCATGAGAGCTAAAGATTTTATTACAGAAGCAGGGTTACAAAAAGGCCAATTACTTAAACATGGTGGAAAATATCTAGAAATCTTAATAGATAAGATATCCGCCGGTGAGCCTTTGAAAGTAGTTCCTTCTAAAGAAAAAGACTATGGAAAAAAGGTGACTATAGACCCTTCAGAAGCTCGTAATTTAAAAAATCAATTTTATCCTAAAGGAAATCCAGAATTAAAGGATTTAGATAATGGAGGCAATCTAGTACCAGTTAACGACTCTGCTAGAGTAAATTTAAAAACAATAGACGGAAAAGTAATTCCAGTTGGTGCTTTATTAAAAACTACTGATATGGTTTCTCTAAAAGAATATGGTCGAGGGGACCTAGGAGAAATAGCTATTGCTATGGGAATATATGCAAAATTCATTAAACACGGGCAACCTATAACTGTACAAGACATATTATCCATAATGAAAACTTTAAAATTCTCCAAACAAGAAAAAGGAGAATCTATATTAGCTTCTACATCTTCTACAATTAAATGGAAGATAGGGAAACTTGATAAAATCTCTGTCCTATCAAAATTACCAGGCCGTACAATGAATTATGTAGAAAAGAAGATTTCTGCTATTGGTAAAATGGAAGATCCTAATGTATCAGTTCTTTTTGAATCTGCTGTAATGTGGGCTAACTCAAGTAAACAATTAGCAGATGGTATAAAATTTGTTTCAGAAAATTCTGCTACTAATGTTATTACAGTTAGTTGCGACGGAATTAGCAATAATAAAGGAACTAAAGTTGATGTTCAAACTGATATTGACGGTGAGCCTTTAGCTGTTATAAGTGCAAAAGTAGATAGAGCACAAATGTACCAAGCAAAAGGACATGACTTCCAAAAACAAATAGATGTTTTTAGTACAATATTTGGTATAGATGTTGCTCCTTATGAAAAAAGTTGGGGTAATACTGTCGAAGAACATTTAGCATGTTTACAAAAAATATGGAAAAAAGTAAAACCTATCATTGCTGCGTCTGTTGCAAGTAATGATACAAATAAAGAATTTTCCTTAGTAAAGAGATTAGCAAACGGTATTATCAAATATAGTAATACTGCGAAACCAGGGGATGTTGATATTGTAAGACTACTCGGTACTCCAGGCAAACCTGGTTATAAATTATTACGTGTAGATAATAAATTATATAAAGCAATGGAACTTGTGGATCTCAAAGTCAAAGAATTACCTGTAGGTGTTACAATCTATGGTACATATAAAGGAAAAAGTGCTGAACTTCTAAGAGTTAGAAGTGTTACAGCAGGTCCTTCTATTAGAACTGCTGTAGATACAGGTCCTCTATTAGACGACTTAGCCCAAATTATCGACTAATTAACACTAAATAGCTGTACATAATTGGAGACAGCTATGATTACTAAAGAGCAGTTAAAAAAAGCTGTTCCTGATGCAAAAGAAAGTAGTATTGAAAAATATTACGAACCTCTTTTAGCTGCAATGGAA